GGGGCGGGAGAGTATCTACTAAGCCGCACTTACTACGATTACACGAGAGCGCAAGCGGTCAAATTATTTAGAGAAGAGATAAAGAAAGCGGGTTAATGCTTGACTATCTCCGCTTATCACCTATGATAGGCGGTGGTAGTCTTTCATTAAAAGCTAATGAGAGAGTGAGAGAACGAGGATAGGAAATGAGCAAAATCAAAAGGCACTTAGAAGAGAGTATGAGTTGGGGTGAGTTAGCTTTATTAACTCACATTACTCAGGTGGAAATATTTGGGTGGTGTGCTTGTGAAGAGCAAGAGCAATTCCCATACGATAATTGCCCTAGAGTGGAAGAGGTAGCAAATGAAATGTAATGAGTGTGAGAGAGAGGTAGAGGTAGCGGACAATATACCGCTATGCCATTACCACTACACAAATGAAAACCTGGTAAGGATAGGAGTAGAGCAATGAACTACACACCGGCAATTTGTGGCGATCACTTAGTCCCAATTACTGAGTGCGACTGCGTTAATTATCTACAAGAACTAAAAACATCAGCTAAAAGGCTGATACAACTAGCGAAAGAGAGAGAGGAAATGAAATGAATATCTGCCAATTCTGCGGGTGGGAAGTAAAGCAAGTTGATTGGTATAACTTCTATAATCAGAAGCCTATATGTGATGACTGCAATATGGATATCTCACTTGAGAGAGAAAAGGAGAAAGCTAATGGGTAATTGGACAGTATGGGTAAGCGGGGGAGAGGTCAATAGTTATCTACTAACTAAAGATGAAGCAGAAGATATAGCCCAAGCGTGGAAAGATAATGGCTATGATGATGTAGTAGTGGAGATGGTTAAATGACCGAGAAGAACTACGCATTTATTGTGGTAGCAACTGAGGTTGATGAACCTGAGAAGCGGGTGAGTGTGAAGCTATTTAATACGGCAGAGGAAGGCGTAATACTGGCGGAAGATAGCGCACCTAACTACTCAGGCAACGGCTTACAGAGGGCTGTAAGGAGAGCCTTTGACCAATTAGAGGGCAGAGCAATACTTGTTAAGGCAAGGGAGGTCAAGGGTGAGTGAGCCTAGATACTTATTCGGTGATAGTTACGCCTATAATGGGGGCTATGAGGAGTTAATAGACTGCAATACCTGTGGAAAGATGTTTGATAGGGTAGAATATAGGTCAGATACCTGCTCAGAGTGTGAAGATGAGATGATTAAGAGAGAAAGGGAGGGCAAGAGATTATGAAAGATGTTCTTGAATTACCCCGCATAGGGAAAAGGATAGTAGTTTTCTATGAGGTATCAGATAGTAAAGGGAAAGCAATATGGGGCGGAGAAAATGTCCTAGAAGCTATTGACTGGTATCGTAAATCTCCACCTGATAGCAAGGTATGGGTGGGACAGTATGAAACTACTGAAGAAGATGCCAAGTTAGTAAAAGATTTCCTAGAGATAACACCAATAGTCCTAGCCACTATCGCTAATTGTGTGGATAGGTTTACTAAATGAATACAAAAATAGAGAAAAGAATAAAGGCTGCAGCCGATCAAGCGGTTCGTCAGCGCAACTATCAACGAGCTAGGCAGAGAGCATTTACCAGGTTAGCTAACACCTACCCTGATGTATATCGTGCCTATTTAGAAGAGGAGAAGCAGGCTGATGAAAAGATGGGTAAGAAGTGGCTTGATATTGATGGCAACACTAGTGCTACTAAGCACAGGTCATAATAAATTATTTCCACCACCGGTGGGTCAGATACCTAACGGTGTAATAGAGAATAGGAAGGCAACAAAAGATGAGAAGAACCGTAATAAAAAGCTCGCAAAGGACTACGCTGCGGCTGGTTGGGACTGGCGAGGAAAAGAGTGGGAGTGCCTCAAGTCCCTTTGGACCGCTGAAAGTCGGTTTGATAACTATGCGACCAACCAAAGAGGATCAAGTGCTTACGGAATTGCTCAACTCCTTAGAGAGACAGATAGCAGAGCTGAGTATCAAATCTTGCGAGGTCTTAAATATATTTCTGCAAGATACGAAACACCTTGTAAGTCATACAAGTTCTTTCTCAAGCACAACTATTACTGATGAATAAACTAACAGGAGTATCGCTCTTTGCTGGTGTCGGCGGCTTTGACCTAGCAATGGAGCGTAATGGTGTAGATGTTGTAGCTAATGTTGAGATAGATAAGCAATGCCAAAAGGTATTGGCTAAGCATTTCCCTAAAGCTAAACAGTTTTCTGATATAACAGAAGTGAAAGGAAGTGATTTAATTGGAGCAGGATTTAAACCTGAACGAGGAATTATTACAGGCGGATTTCCCTGTCAAGACCTTAGCGTGGCTGGAAAGAGGCGTGGTCTTGCTGGAGAAAGAAGCGGATTATTCTGGGAGATTGCAAGACTTATTGAAGAAACGAAAACTGAGTGGTTCATCCTTGAAAATGTCCCTGGTCTTCTTACCTCTAACAAAGGAGCAGACTTTGGAGTGGTCGTTGGAACGATGGCCGACCTCGGGTATAGCCTCGCTTGGAGGGTGCTTGATGCTCAGCACTTCGGAGTTCCCCAAAGGAGAAGGCGTGTCTTCATCGTTGGCAGACGTACTGGAGACGGACTCAGTCCAGCAGAAGTATTATTTAAGTCCGAAGGCTTGCGAAGGAATACTACGCAGAGCAAACAAACGAGGCAAGACACTTCCACCAGCACTACAAGAAGCGTTAACCTTGCAAGCGGGAAACCAATAGCCAACACTATTCCTGCTGAGCTTTATCATCACGGTTCAGTAGTAAATCAAGATGCTAATAACGGACACGTTGTTATTGAGAACCCAATAGTTGGAACACTACAAGCACGAGACTATAAGGGGGTAGGCAACCAATATGTCGCAGAAAATAAACTTGTGGTGGAACAAAAGTAGAAGAGCGCAAACTAATGAAGATTATGAAACCTGGGTGGAAGGTGGCGTTGTACCTACTATGAACGCATTTGATAATGGTGATACAAGAGCTACAACTATTATATTTTATGGTAATAGAGTGGCTGATATAAGATTACAAGATGATAAGATTAATACACTACAAGCAAGGATGGGAACTGGTGGAAACAATATGCCTATGGTAGCGCATCCAATACAAGGGAATATGATAGGTAGAAGTGATACTGCCGGACCTTCAGGTAAAGGTTATGGCGATACAGATGAACCTATGTTTTCTTTAACATCTACAGATAGACACGCTATAGCTGGTAGTATGTTAGTCCGTAGACTTACACCTCTTGAGTGTGAAAGATTACAAGGTTTTCCTGATGGCTGGACTGAAGATCAAGTTGATACTCACAGATATAAACAAATGGGTAATGCAGTTGCAGTACCTGTAGTAGAATGGATTATTCAAGGTATAATAGACTTGTCCTAACCTTCCTAGGACATACCGAAAGCCTCGCAGTTTTCATTCATTTCCTGCGGGGCTTTTCTAATTGACAAAGACAAAACCCCTACGGGATAGGAACCGTAGAGGCTTCGCCTAGCACTCTCACTAGATAGGCTAGTGTAGTAACAGAATTATATCAGATCATTTATCGTTTGTATAGAATCCACTACCTATAAAAGTTATAGCAGGTGAGGTATAGATACGCCTAAGCGTAGCTCCACAGGTAGAACATCTATAGTTCTCTTCGGGTGCGTTGATAGATCTTTCAATTTGTATGGTCTCATCACCACCAGGACATTCGTATTCGTAAATCAAAATCCTTCTCCATCCTTGATATTAAAATAACCAACAGGCTTAGACCTGCTCTTCTTGTTAGCGAACTCAGTAGTAATAGGTAGCCACTTGTCTTCCCACTTAGGCATTGGGAGTTTAGTAAGGTTAAACCCCCAGATACCCTGCGGTGTGGAGTTTATGTACCAAGGAGTGAGAGACCTGATACCTGCCGCCATTATAAGAGAGGAGTATTTATGTTCCTCTATTAACAGATCGTCATAGTGTGTCTTCCTAGATTTTAATTCTATAAACATCTTATGTTCCATACTTACACAATCAAAAGAATCAAACTCATCTTCACTCTTTGATAGGTCAGAGAAGTGGAACTCTTTAAGATAATCAAACAGTTCAGGTTCTCTTAATACATCTACGCCCAAGGTGTCTCTCCGCCCAATAGATCTTGCAATCTTCTTAGAGCTGAGGTGCATCTGCGATCAGCAGTAGAGGTAGCACACTCTAAGTATTGTGCGATCTCTTGCAAGGTAACATTGTCGTAGTAGCGCATACGCAGTAGGACTTTGTCATCTTCCTTTAACTTTAAGTATGATCTCTTTACATCTATTAAGATAGCAAGAAGGTTTCCACCCTCTGCCGGTGTTGACTGCTTACGAGGTTGTCCATCGTTGATTAACTCTTGTGCTTGTTCTAATACTGTGCCATCAATTACTGAGGCTAAGATATGTGGCATTAACCGAGCAATAGTTGCAGTGTCGTAGAAGATTTCATCAGTAGTTTGATAGCCAGCCTTGCGAGCCTTCTCTCTACGAGCATACTTCTCTGCAATCCTACGCATTTGAAATGCTAGTCTGCTTACATTGTGTTCGCGCTTTTGTTTGTTTTCTTCATTAAGTTGATCTAAGTATTGACTCTGTCTACCCAGCACCCAAAGATAAAGCTCTTGCTTAACATCATCTCGCTCTACCCAACCCTTAAACTTACGGGTAATAGAGTTAGCAACTGCTGGTACTAGATCAGCTAGTATCGGGTGTAATTCTTTAGTCATCTACTTGTCGGCGCTTCTTATCTACTAGGTGTGCTGAATTACTTAGGCCAAGTACCTTCCAAAACCATAATTGCAATAGCAGAATAGTTAAGTAGATCTACAAAACTATCCTTCAAAGATTCATTGGTAGGCTCAGCACCAGTATCTATTAAGTGATTGATGCGAGCAGTCTTGTCGTGCATACGCACTCTTAATCCATTTAGTGGACCGCCAGGTGCATTAGATATATTAGTTGGACCGTAATCTTTATGCTTATCTAGAAGTAGATTACCTGCACCATCTAATATCTTCCACATATTAGCGATGAACTCTCGGTCTAAGCCTTCGTTGGTGGTGGCGATATTGTTATTGTTCCGCTTTCGTAATCTATCTTGATAATCAAGATCCCTAAGGTCGCCAACCATTCTGCTAATACCATCAGATCCGACTTCTTCATACATTGACTGCCCCCAATATCCTTTTTGTCTCTTCTATCCCTTTTGATAAGTATACGTCATTTAGATCCATTCCAGCGGGTAGGACACAGATAGTAGAGTTAATAATTTCTGACGATACTCTCCTAGAAAACTCAGCTCCAGGATTAGAACCATCCTCTTTAACATCATTATCACCTATGACTAACACTTGCCCATAACCATTCAACATCTTTGCATAGTGTGGTTTCCAAGCAGCAACACCCGGCACACCAACAGCAGGTATACCTAAGGCACCAGTAGATATGATTGCATCTAACTCACCCTCACATATTGCAATAGTGTCCTTGAGTTCTAGTAAAGCAGACACATTAAATAGATGGGTCTTCTGACCTATAGCCATACCATACTTAGGTTTGCCATCATCTAATCTTCTAAACTTAAAGCCAACACACATACCAAGGGCAGTAAAGTACGGTATAGATAACCAACCAACATAACCCTGATGCTCAGGGATTGGATCAGTTACTGTACCTAAACTAAAGGACTCAGCTATCTCTTTAGATATGCCACGTTCTTTTAGAAAGGTTGCGGTTTCTACGTTTAGACCCTCCTGGTAACGCGAAGCCGCCTGCAGATACAATTTCAATTGCTCTTGCGAGAGCATCTTTAAACCCCAAACTTTCTTTTTCCATTACAACATTGATAGTGTTTCCACCCTTACCACAGGTATGACAAAAGTATAGGTTCTCCACTGTGTTTATCACTGCTGACTTGCGAGAGTCATCGTGCATTACACACCTAACTGAGCTTGCTCTACCTTCTTTTACTTCTCCACCGTAATACTCAACTACTACTCCAATGGGAATTGTGTTCGCATCGGTTCTGCCATTTCTTTTGCTAGGCTTCCTACTCCTGGTCCAGTCTGATGCTGGCATCCGCAGTCTCCTTTGCATTTACAATGGTGTTTGTAGGCTAACTTAAAGTGACGTTTAACATTCTCTTCGCCACCCTTTTTGCAGTGTTCGCAGATCATTCTTTCTTCTCTTCCTCTTCTTTAATCTCAGGTTCAGGATCTAAACCCTGCATTACCTTGGTTGTTGTTATTTTCCCACTAGGCACTGGCATTACCATCCCCTTTCCATTCTAAGTGAATCTTTCCTTTTTCTTTATGTCTTCTTATTAAAGTATGTAAACCGTTCTCACTATTACCAGTAATCATAATTCCACACTCGCAACGATATGAAAAGCTAGGACTTTCCTTAGCCCACCACTGTTCAGCGTATTCATTTGCCATCTTTCTCCTCCAACCACTGTTGTAGATCTTGGATTACCCAAGCCTGCTCTATCCCAGCGCTACGTCTTTTAGCTACTACATAAGATAGTGGTGCTGGTGTTATACCTCTAGCACTAGCATAGTTTTGTGCTTCAACCACAGCCTCTCTCCAGAACTGAGGTAGATTCATTGACTTTGTATTCTTTAATTCTAATATAAAAGTTTCTCCAGCAATGATAACTACTAGATCACCCTCATCTTTTTGTCCTGATAAGCGTAAGCGTTCAGCGTTAACACCCTTAGATCTAAACCATTTCATAACATCTAGTTCAAAGGATGCACCCTTGCGTTTATTCTTAGCGGACATATTCTAAACTCGCATCTCTCCTGTGCATACGACCATACTGATCTGCATCTGATATCTGACAAGAGCCATAGTTAACAAACAAAGAAACATAATCCTTACCATCAGCAGTATGCTTACCAAAACGATTCTTAACTGCAGCAACCCTTAGTAGATTCTGTATAGGTTCATAACCTAAAGTTAGAATCATTGCCGGTAGCTGAGATACCTTACCGTGAATAGATCTACGAGCAGGTGGTTCAGTAGTAGAACCATACTCACTCTGTTCACTAACGTGGTGAAGAACCATTACACAAGCCTCAGTCTGTCTAGCCATATCGTGCAGATCTACCATAATAGCTCTCAGTCCTGCCCACTCATTGTCTGATTCAGCAACCACATTCATAAGGTTATCTATCACAATCAACTCAGGTGCTATGCCATACAGTTCTATATAAGCCTTAATCTCTAACTCAATATCATCTAATGATGGTGATGAATCAAAGACCCATTGTATATTCTTAACGCCTTCAAACTTAGCATCGTAGTACTTAGAGTTCTTGTTAAGGTTTTCCTCTACTAAAGTTTGATTATGACCTGAGATATGTGCAGCAGTCCTCATCATTACAGTTGCAATATCAGTATCAGCAGAGAAGAAAAGTGTTGGAACATCTGCCTTAATCGCATAGATCAAAGCAAACATAGACTTACCAGCATTTGGGGCAGCAGCAACCATACAGACTTGACCTCTTCTAAACCTAATCTGTTTCTCTTTAAGATCTTTCCAGACATCAGGCAAAGGGGTAGCCTTTGTTGTTGTGCTCTTCCAAGCTCTTTGTAAGTTAAGCAATCTCTTCTTCTCTTATGATAATTCTTCTTTGTCTACGAACTATCTTGCGATCTGCATCAGACAAACCGCCCCATATTCCGTATCTTTCATTCTGTATGCCCCACTCTGCACACTCCTGCTGGTGGGGACATAACTTGCAGACATTTTTAATCTGTCTTATTAAGTACACATCTTCGCCTTGTTCGGGAAAGAAAAGATCTGTTGAGATCTGAGCACAAGAGGGGTTCTCAAATTGACGAGGCCCCCGCATTGCTTATCTAATCCAGACTGTATCGCACTTATCAGTTGCACCTTTAGGTGCAGCGCACATCCAACCCTTCCAAGGACCTTTAGTACCTTGTCCTGATCTAAATGACATAGACCCGTGCTTACAATCAGGAGCATCACCGGTAGGTGAGGCAACTGCTGTTGCACCTAATGCCTTCTTAGCATAAGCAACCGCTCCACCAGTTGGTTGTGCAGTAGCACCAAGAGTGGTGCCAGTTGTAGTAATTAATGATGATAGATCAGAGATAGATGTTAGAGATGCCTCTAACTCAGCCTGACTTACAGCGTACAGATTTACTAATGTTCCATCAGCTAACTTGTAGTTGATCTGAAACTTAGTTGACTCAGGTGCAGCCATTATTTTCCTCCAGTTTTTATATTTAATCTAGCGAAAGGTTGTCCTTCCACCTTTGGTATAAAGCCTAGTAGTTTTTCTACTTCGGCAGTATCAACTGTAGATCTACCACTAACAGTGCTCCAAGTAATTTGGACACCACTAGTAGTCTCTCCAGTTAAACCTTCAAATGCGGTTCGTAATGAATCCCGCTTCTCACTTAATTCTTTTATCTGTTGATCAAGTTGTAAGTACATCAAGGCCGAGTGATCAACACCGCTATCTTCAATAACGGGTAGCTCAGCCTTGATATGTTCTTTTTTTAAACCACTGCAACCAATTTCTCCTGTTGCATCAAAGTACTTGCAATAGGACTTGCAGTAATTTTGGTCCCGTTCAGGACCTGGTGCTTCTGAGGATTCCTTTATTGCGCTCAACCAATTAAGAGCCTCTTCTGCTATTAATGGATCATACGGTTCTGAGTGGACAACGATGTCCCTTTCGTCTCCATCTCTAGCGATGGCTACAAGGTTAACAGTTCTAGGCTTCCCCTTCCCAGACTTGTCTAACAAGTAGCCATACACTTGAACCTGCCAACGTTGTTGACTAGATGGAAAGTAAGAAAGATTACTCTTCTTTACTGTCTTCCAATCTATAACATCGCCAGTCTCTGGAATGAAAAGATCTATATGCGCTTTCATCCCAGAATATTCTACGTTAGTTTCAACCCAATACTTCTCGCCCTTTGGGTCAATCGTTCTAATTGCTTCTTCAATACTAGCGTGGATAGCAGTACCCATAATCGCTGCTAACTTTAATTCATTCTCATTAGTTTCAGGTTGATCGTTAAGACGATACCAAACCTTACGGCGACATCCACCCAACTCTGATGGACCCACTTGGGTCTGTTTAGATCTAGATCTACCAGCATCTTTAGCTCGCAGAACATCAATCAATAACTGCTTTGGATCACTCACTATAATCCCCACTTAATAAAACATTCTAGAATAAACTTATACATTTCTAAGTCTAGTAGATACCACTGCAATTGCCAATATATATCTAACATTATTTTACCTTCCCTATTTTGTAAATTGTGTTTTGATGTTTGCAACACCACCACACCATACGTTGTATTGTATCGCTATATTCACAGCCTTTTTCGCAGCACTCGCTGCCTTTGTATGGGTTCTGTTCTCACTCTCTAATGCAACCAACGCACCAAGAGCTAAACCACCACCTGAACCTATGCCGTATAGACCTCTATCATCTCGCATATATCCATAGTCATCGCTTATTTGAAATAACTTTCCATTAAAACAAAGTAAAGCATCCCAGCCAGAGTCATCATCATTTTTATTCTTAGGTGCAGGATCATATCCAGCATCAGTTAACGTTTGTTTGATAGATGGTAGAACCCTAATCATTAAGAAGCGATCCGGGTCTTGAGTTTTAATTACCTTTGGTGGTTGCCATAAGTTATTTAAGATATCACCAGCAGCAGCATCACCTGCTACAGCTATTAGATACTCATTAACCTTGACTATCTTGTCATAACCTTTTGCAATATAAGGCTTGTCAGTATAAGTAGTCATTGAGTCTGAAGCTATTACAGCCCAGCCTTTACCTTGAATACCAACGATTGCAGTCAACGTAACTCCTATCTCTTGTGGATAATAATATCACCAATAAATCCAAATGGTGGGATCTAATAAATAAACGACACGCCGCGTAATAACATCCTTAGTGGGTTCGGGAATGTGTACAATACGAGCCGTAGGCGAGTAAACGGCAACCCTTGCGGGTTGCATAAGCAAGGGTAACTGTATGTTCCGTCTACCAAGGCTGTCAAAAAATAGGGAAAAACTCCCTTCAAAATTTGGCACCGACTTAAGAGATCTCGGTCCTCTTCACGCCTGTCCTTGTGGCTCTATGACCTTTACAATTATGGCATCCTTCTACGATTATGAACTATCCTGGTATCACCTAGACGGTGAGTGTGCTAACTGCGGTAACTTAGTATTAGTTCCAACACCACTAGATAAGCCAGAATAAAAGGGCATAAAAAAAGAACCCCCTCCGAAGAGGGGGCCTGTATTGCCTCGCGGTATTAAAACTATTTAGCTCCTAGACCGTATTCTTTCTCAGTCTTATCAGCCCACTTAGCAAGTGGGGCGGCAATAGCACCAACAAGGATTGCTTGTTCTGGTGCAAGGTCAGCTACTAGTGCTAGACCCATAGTTACTGCTGAAGCAAGTACAGCGCGAAGGTAAGACTTAACTGCAGCCTTAGTCTTCTTACTCTTTAACTTCTTTAGTAGATCGTTCATTTATTTCTCCTGTTTCTTTTTAGGTAGTGGCTTTGGAAGTGTAAACTTCTTTGGCACATCACCCATCCAACTAAACCAGTTGGAATCATCTTTGGCATATTGATCCTTTATAGATATATGCAGGTGCTTGTTATGTAAGTTACTTCCCTTATAAACTCTTTCACCATCTACTTGATTCCAAATCTTACCTTTAAATATTAGATACTTAACTCTACGATCTGACTGTAATCTCTGGTAGATATCTTTACAATCAACACCATTATCTGGGTCGTGGGTTAAATCTACTGCTAACCCTGTATTGTGATCTGAGTTAGGACTTTGTTTAATATGAGCCGATGAAGGCAATAATCCGTCTGAGGCTTTCTTGCGCTTCGGCCACAATGCTGTTGCTTGGCGTAGTACTGCTATTGCAGCAGGTGTCGCTCTCTTTACAACAAGTTTCATCATTGCTCATTTCTTTATCAGGATGCTGATTATTTCCTCAACCTGTCGTTCTAATCTATCAACGGAATCCCTGAGACTTGAGCCACCATTCGGGCGAAGTTCAGACAGATAGTGTTTAACTAAGTGTCTTACTCCCATTGCTAAAGCTCCAACAAGGGTGGTTATAGAGACTGCAAGTGCAGCCCAGTCTGAAGGGGTCATTATGGCTCCTATGAAATAGATCTAACGGTTACGATTAATAATCCTCCATACCCATTAAACCTGGGTCCGGAAGGGGTCTTGTTTACAAAATCAAGTTCTTCAATAATACCAAGATATGACTCTCCAGTTCTGAAGTCTTGAACTCTTACTG